TAGACAACTCAGTGTTGGTAAGACCACCAGCCTGAAGGCCAGACAAGAGGTTAAGGTCATCCACGTTGCCAGTGTAACCATCGAGCTTGTTGAGCTCCCCGGTGGTGCTGGTGATACCATCTAACGTATTGAGTTCCGCTGTGGTGACTGTGGCTCCATCCAATATGTTGAGCTCAGTGCTGGTACTAGTGATACCATCTAACGTATTGAGTTCTGCAGTGGTGACTGTAGAGCCATCCAGTACGTTGATTTCTGAAGTAGACGCAGTGACCCCGTCTAGTACATTGATCTCAGCTGTGGTGACTGTGGCTCCATCTAATAGATTGATCTCTGCAGCTGTACTAGTGACACCATCAAGTATGTTAAGCTCTGCAGTAGACGCAGTGATACCATCAAGCACATTGATTTCTGCAGTGGTTACCGTAGCTCCATCTAGCAGATTCAACTCAGTGTGGGTACTAGTGACTGCACCAGTGAGACCGGGGAGAGTAGCCTGCAGAGTACTCTTAAGTAAACGTAGGTGGTCATCAGCCTGGGCGAGACCATCAGTAGACACAGGATTGCTAGGGTTGAGGTCACTGATGTAGGTGCCGGTTTCTAAGGCCATACTGTGGTGTCCTATCTATGGTTTTCTATGGTGTCCTAGGTTACTTAGGTAAGCCTAGGTGGACCTAGGTTATGCGAGGTGGAGCCAGGCTCCATACCCTAGCCACGCTAGCTCAACACTGGTGAGACGTAGGCGGGTAGACTTAAGGTCATCTGGGGGTCCCCAATAGAGGTTCAAGGATGGGAAGACATGGATGCAGTTGTCCAGGTCTGGGGTGATGACGCTTAGGTACATGCTGGGGGGACCTTTGTTTTCTGAGGGGACCTTTGTTGACTGAGGTGGAGCCTCTGTTGACTGAGGTGGAGCCTCTGTTGACTGAGGTGGGATAACAACAACAACAACGAAGGTCTTTAACGGACTTTTGAAATCTATTGATTGATTTGGGTACTGGGGGCCACAAAAGCTGGGCATGGGACCCGTGAAATCACTAGGTCATTTGTAAGTCATTGATTTCATTGGATGCATAGGTCAACGGATACACTATCTGATGACAAATGAAAGCGTAGGATTGGAGTTGTCTTGGGATGACGGAAGAATTGTTAGGCTAACATGATGAATCTTAAAGACAAATCGGGACATTAGTCATTAAGACATTAGCGCCACCTCAGTCACACATTAGTCTACCTCAGTCTACCTCAGTCTACCTCAGTCTACCTCAGTTGATCCACGGAAGACCAAACCACCATGGGAGAAGACAGGAGACAGTCTGGGAGGGGACTGTAGTGTCATGTGGTTTGGTCATCGGTAGATCACAGGTCGTCGTCACTGGTAGCTTCCTTCGTATAGGGGTCTCTTAGTACCTAGGTGTCTAAAGGTGACTTAAGAGGCATCGGATACACAGGATTGGTCATCGGATAAGGGGCATATAGTGAACATCGGTTATCTTGTGATTAAATGCCTTGATAACCATAGAACTAGGTCCTATGTGCCAATCAGTAGGGACTTAGGTCCTAGGTTGGTGCGGGAGAGCTAACCTTTAGTACTCTTTAGCGTTACCCCCGCACCAGCTGCCTTACCTAGTTACTCACATGTCCTCTGGCCTGTCTGTGGGTCGTAGTAACAGGCCTCAGCACCCTCAGCACCACCGATGTCAGTACCTGTGTCTTCCTCAGCCTGTGGTTCAGCTGTGTCCTCACTGGTTGATGCATTGAGTATGCCATAGCGTTTACCTGATGCTCTAAAGGTTGTGCAGCCACTAGCCCCGCCATCATAGGCTTGCATGTAGACGTCCTTGAACTGGTCCCAGGTTACATCAGCACCTACGTTGCATGTCTTAGAGCAAGCAGAGTCCACGTAGTGTGATGCTAGGTTGAGCACTGCCACATGGTCAAACACAGAGAGGTCATCGGCCTTCTCACCTTCGATACCATGAACTCGGTAAGCATAGTCCTCTACTCGCTCTATCCTAGGTCCATCAAAGGTTTGGATTGTGCGGTCATAGTAGTGACTGAAGACTGGCTCGATACCTGAGGACACATTGTCAGCTGATAGACTGATGGTCCCGGTAGGAGCCACAGATAACAGGTGACTGTTGCGGATCCCATGCATACCGATGGCTGCTTGGATATGGTCTGGTAGTGTCTTGATGAAATTAGACTCCAGATACTTGACGTTGTCATAGAGCGGGAAGCTCCCCTTCTCAGCTGCAAGTACCACTGATGCCAAGTAGCATTGGTCTCTAATGACGCCCATGACTTCACCTAGCTTGTCTAGGAACTCTTCAGAGCCATACCTTAGACCAAGCGTCTCCAAGGCATTGGCTACCCCAGTCACACCTAGGCCCATCCTACGTTTATCCTTAGCTTCCTTCTCTTGGGCTGGCATAGGATACACCGCACGGTCCACTACGTTGTCCATAGCTCTCACCACTGCAGGGATGTCCCTAGACAGCTGCATGATATCCAGGGAGAACTCATCGGTGTAGGGGTCTTGTCTGATATACTTGGTCAGGTTGAATGACCCCAGCAAGCAAGCGCCGTTAGGTGGCAATGGCTGCTCACCACATGGGTTAGTGGCTGCTATGGTCTCACAGTACCAGAGGTTATTCTTCTGGTTGATACGGTCGATGAACAGGATGCCTGGCTCTGCCCAGTCCCATGTAGACCTGAGGATATCATCCCAGAGGGCTCTGGCATCTACTGTCTTATACACTTGGCCTTTAAAGGTAAGATCAAAGAAGTCACCAGTCTTAACTGCATTCATGAAGGCATCAGTAACCCCGACACTGATGTTAAACCCTGTCAGTGTGTTGCTGTTGTTCTTAGCCCTGATGAACTCCTCGATGTCTGGGTGGTCTACACGTAAGACACCCATCTGAGCCCCTCTACGGTGTCCAGCTGAGGCTATGGTCTGGCAGACAGCATCAAAGATACCCATGAAGCTGATGGGGCCTGATGACTTACTGTCGAGGCTTTTGATCAGGGCACCACGGGGTCGCAGGGTGCTAAAGTCATAGCCTATGCCACCCCCAAGCTGCATGGTTCTAGCTGCATTGGTAGCAGCCGCCATGATGCCTTCCATGCTGTCCTCAATGGTAGGAGACACAAAGCAGTTGTAAGGCGTCACGGTCCTGGGTGCGCCCATAGCACTCTGTACCCTGCCAGCCGGTAGGAAGCGCTGGTTGTACAGTATGTTTCTGAAGGTATCGAAGTGTTCGTCACTGTCTTTGAGGGCATTGGCTACCCTTGTCATGGCCTCTTTGAAGCTCTCGCCTACTGAGCGATACTTCATCTTATGTATTTCTTCTGAGATTGGCAGGGCTGGGCCAAAGTCGTTCTTCATGTCATTCATTGGGGTTATTACCTTCAAGCATATTGATACGCATCTCGCAGTAACGGATGCACTTCTCTAGATCTGTGATTTCGGATTCATTCTTGGTTAGGCCATCGTAGGTCTTGCTGCCTGCGCGGCTGGCGTACTTGATGACGTTACCACGCCAGAACTCCATGCCGTTTCTCATGATGTATCTGACGGGCTGTATAGGCCACTGGGTGTAGTGTGATGGGTTCTTTACTGAGTCAGTCATTGGCTGTCTCCAGTACTTTCCTGGGGCGTCCACCACGCTTGTTGTTTAACTCAGAGAGCCGTGCCATTGAGTTCTTCCCACCGTTACGCAAAAGGAACCTGTCGTTGTCTCTTTTGCAAACCTCAAGGTAACGGTCCCACTGGGATAGTACTGAGGCTTCAGTCATCCCTGTCTTACGTTTTTGTGGCATTAGTTTCATGGCGTGGCTCCCATAGTTTGATTGTGTTGTTGTCCAAGTCCCAATCCTCATACCTGAGGATCCGCGCTAGACGGGCTTGGGTTAATGCATAGTTCGCGTTTAGTTTCTGCTTGGCATATGCGTTGACCACCGTGGACCAACTAGGGTTTTGCTTGAGCAGTTTCTCGGCTGTCTTAGGACCAACCGAGGGACACCCAGTGTAACCATCGGTGACATCACCAGTGAGTGCTTGGGTGTAGAACCATAGATCTGCTTGGGCCTTGTTGATCGTTTGAAGCTCACCAGACATTGGTCTGAAGAGCTTGCATGGCACCGACTTAA